GACATCCAATTTTTACTGTAGCGTTCGTGGACCCGACCAAAGTACCAAATTATTTTACCAAATACAAAATACAACCTTTTTGGAACAATTCGAAGTACGATTATAAGCAAAATATATTGGAAGTTCGTAAAATTATCTAAAACTGTTAAACGGTAAACGTTTTACTGATTATGTTATAGTGGAATCACATAATATTATGTTGTATCGATAAAATTAAAATCAATTAAATATTTATAAGGAGCTTTTTAATTTAAACATGGGATATAACAAATCTTTGAGATACAGTCGTCACGAGGGTACCACTTGCGTAATTGATAATCATCACCTTAAAAGTTTAGGCTCTGTGTTGCATGATGTGCGACGTAAAAAAGACCGTATTCGTGAGGCTGAATACGAGCCTATCATAGACTTGGCTGATCAATATATGGTGACAGAGGATCCCTTTCGTGGCCCTGGTAAAAATGTTAGAATAACATTATTCAAAGAAATTAGGCGTGTTCAACCAGACACAATGAAGTTAGTGTGCAATTGGAGCGGAAAGGAATTTTTGCGCGAAACATGGACGCGATTTATTTCTGAGGAGTTTCCAATCACTACCGATCAAGAAATAATGGATTTATGGTTTGAACTTCAACTCAGACCAATGCACCCAAATCGTTGTTATAAATTTACAATGCAATATGCGCTCTGTACTCATCCTGATTATATCGCTCATGATGTAATCCGTCAACAAGATCCCTATTTTGTGGGACCCAACAATATTGAACGTATAAATTTGACAAAAAAAGGCTTTGCTTTCCCGTTAACTTGTCTTCAATCTGTGTACAATGATAACTTTGAAGGTTTCTTCGAAGACGTTTTATGGCCATACTTCCACAGACCTTTAGTATATGTGGGCACCACTTCGGGTGAAATCGAAGAAATTATGATCGAAGTGTCTTTACTATTTAAAATTAAAGAGTTTGCACCTGATGTACCTTTGTTTACAGGTCCAGCTTATTAATCAAGCATTACTTTCATTGTTTTCGGGTTCTCCAATTTTAATAATGTAGTCTTCAAAATGTTTTTTAGGTATTTCTAAAACATTCTCACTTTTACTTTTATCTACATATTGTGTATTTTTATTACACACCATTTCTACATTTTTATAATTTACACATATTATTTGATTATAAACGCTTTCAAAAAATTCGATAGTTTCATCAATAGTCAACGTGACGTTGTCAATTTCTGTTTCTAAT